AACGGATCGGATGAAGGAAGATTTCTGGACACAGTACGAAACCAAGCAAAGAACTTTGCTTCGACCGTTTCGTTACAAGGAAATGGTAAACCAAAAGTCATCATTATTGATGAAGCTGATAACACAACCAACGATGTACAACTCCTCCTTCGGGCGAATATTGAGGCGTTTCATAGCAACTGCCGATTCATATTTACCTGTAACTACAAAAACAAAATCATTGAACCGCTCCATTCGAGATGCGCCGTCTTTGACTTCTCTTTCAAAGGAAGAGAAAGAGCTTCTATTGCATCAAAATTCTTTACGAGAGTCACAAAAATCCTTCGTGAAGAAAAAGTTGAATTTGATCCCAAGGTTGTTGCGGAAGTTGTCCAAAACTATTTCCCAGATTTCAGACGAACGCTGAATGAGTTGCAGAGATATTCTGCATGTGGTAAAATCGATACTGGTATTCTGACTTCAATGTCAGAAGTAAATCTGACTGGACTTATTGACTCTTTAAAAGGTAAAGATTTTGGTGGTGTTCGTAAATGGGTTGTTGATAATTTAGATAATGATGTCTCGGTAGTCATTCGTAAAGTCTATGATGCACTTTACAATGCACTTGAACCTATGTCTGTTCCACAGGCTGTCTTAATTCTTGCTAAATATCAGTATCAGGCTGCATTTGCTGCAGATCAAGAGATCAATACTCTTGCTTGTTTTACTGAACTTATGTGTGATTGCAAATTTAAATGATTCTTAACCCAGAAGATACCCTGTACGCATACGGTAAAATCAAAGAAGCTTACGGTTCTATCAATCGTATCGATGACTTCTTTCGTATGAAAAAAATTGAACGTATCAAAGAGATTCCTCCTACACTCTTTGGACTATCTCATGAAGATAATCTATTTCAGGATTTTTCTATGCATCCTGAAGACATGAACTTTCGTATCGTTCAACCAGATCACAGCACGTTCAACACTCTTCTGGAACTGACTGCATCATTTACCTATGAGGAAGCACCTGGTAAAGAGATGAAACTGATGATCCAGGAGACCACCACAGGCACCGCTGTGGGGTTCATCAAACTGGGATCACCCATCATCAACTCTAAACCACGCAACCAGTGGTTAGGAGGGGTTCCTGACCTTACCATTTTCAACAAGCGTGCGATCATGGGATTCATTATTGTTCCCACTCAACCGTTTGGGTTCAACTATCTTGGTGGTAAACTTCTGTCTATGATCTGCTGTAGTCATGAAGTTCGCGAAATGCTAAATAAAAAGTACAACACAGAAATGTGTTTGTTTGAAACAACATCACTGTACGGTAATATCAAAGGAACAAGTCAATACGATGGTCTAAAACCATACCTTCGTTATCGTGGAGATACAGAATCTAAATTTCTATTGACTCTTCCAGATTTTATCTATCATGATTTGAGTAAGTGGTTTATCGAAAGAAATGGTGGTCCTTTGATTCACAAAGGTGCTTCTAGTCGGAAACTTAAGATTCAAACCAAGATGATTTCTATCATCAAGAATTCACTTAAACAACATCATCCAGATCTGTATACAGAGTTTGTTGCTTTCATCAAATCAAAACAAGATGTAACAACACAGAAGCGTTTCTACATGTCCGATTATGGATATGAAAATTCCAGAGATGTTATACTTGGTAAAACTGAAACACTAATTCCAAATAAACAAAACTTCGATAAATTTTATTTGGAAAATATGGTACAATGGTGGAAACGAAAAGCTTCTAACCGTTACCAAAAACTTGTAAACGAAAATTATCTGAGAACAGATCTTGAAGTTTGGAATTCTAATACTATGGACACTATTGATATTATCAGATGAATCTAACTTCTTTTTTAAATGACGGCATTGAACGTAAAAAAACTATCCGTATTCTTGTTTATCCGAATATTACATTCTCAAAGGATCTAACAAAAGATAGTTATATTCAGGTAATCACTAACATGATTGCCGAACTTAACAATATCAGAGATGACTTGTTCTTTTACCTAGTCCTACCTGAGTATTTGGAATGTCTTGATTTTCCTAATACAAAGCAGTACTTCATAAGAGTACCAACGTATCCACCTACGATGCGATCACACTTTGATGTGTTTGAATTTAAAAAAATTGTTAGTCATGATATTGATATTGATCTAGTCTTTTCACATCTTCCTGAGCATACTCATGATGTCAAAAATGTTATCAGTAATGTAACTCATCACAGTCCTGCATACTTTGGGTATTCTCATTGGTTTGATTTGGATGATGTTGTTGCTTGGAGTCATCCAAGTTTCAATAAGAACATGCTTGGTATTCTTGAAATGAATTCTTGTTATATCAATACACAATCACAGAAGGATCTTGTTTTGTTGCAAGCGTCTGAAGTATTCAATAGATTCACTGTTGGTATGTTAGATGAAATTCTTACTGTTCAACACCTAGGCGTTCGTAGAGAAGATATCAACAATAATGTAGTGCCATATAAAAAGACTATCGTTTTTAATCACCGTCCAGAGACATATAAAGACTATAAAAATTTCATGTCAATCATGAAAGAACTGAGAAAACAAAGACAAGATTTTGATGTATGGGTTCCTCTGCTTGAGAAATCTACAGAAACTTGGATCTCTACACAAAAATTTGACAAAAAAGGATATTATAAAAAACTATCTGAATGTTGTGTTGGATTTTCACCTAAACAACTTTATGGTGGATGGAGTGTTTCTACTACAGATGGACTAATGAATGGTTGTCCTTTTATCATGTATGATTCTGACTACTATCACGAACTAAATCCTACAGCTGATTTCTTTTATGACAATGGTGAAGCGATTACATTGTTGCATAAGTATCTTGATGATCCTGCATATCGTGCAAGTAAATCTATGGAGTCATTAGTTTATGTGGAAGAAAATCTTTTGTATGAAGATGAGATTCAAGTGATGAGTCATTACATTGATGGACTAGTTGGTAATCTAAAAAGCACTGAATCTGAAGTAACAGAAAAACTTGTAAATTTAATTCGCACCAATGGTTCTATGACAAAGAAAGAATTATTTGGTGAACATCTTGGTTGGGGACGTGGTATAAAGTATGGACCTTATCGTCGTGCCTTATTGAATCATCCAAACATTTATGATACAATGGACTCACAACCTGAATATTGCTGGGTAGACTAATGAAAGTAGAACTAAAAGATTGGCTTAACAGCATCAACACATCCAAGACAAATCTTATTGATGAAGATCCTGATCTGGAAAAAAAGTATCCCCCATTCATTATCAATCGATGTTTGTCTGGACATCTCGATACGATTCTTCTTGCTAATGAAATGAATGTTAATAATCACTTAAGTCCTAAGTTACAATATGACTTTTTTATAAATATTGTGAGACCTAAAAAGCGCTTCGCGCCTTGGTTACGGCAAAACAAACTCAATTCACTTGAATTGGTAAAAGAATATTATGGGTATAGTGATGAAAAAGCACGAATGGCTCTTAAGATTCTGACCGACGAACAAATTGAATACATCACTCAAAGAATGGATCGCGGAGGAAAAAGATGAGCCCTGAAATTGAAGTTAAATGGACGCCAGATCAGATGATAGAAGTCACTCTGAATGAACCAGATGACTTTTTAAAAGTTCGTGAGACACTAACCCGTATTGGGGTAGCGTCACGTAAAGAAAAAAAATTATATCAATCCTGTCATATCTTACACAAACAGGGTAAGTATTATATTGTTCATTTTAAAGAACTTTTTGCTTTGGATGGGAAAAGATCAAATCTTTTCGAGAATGATATCCAACGCAGAAATAGAGTTACACAACTCCTGCAAGATTGGGGTCTTGTAAATATTGTAGACGCTGAAAAAGTCCAGGACTCTGCACCTTTAAGTCAAATTAAGGTGTTGTCTTACAAAGACAAAGGAGACTGGACTCTTGAAAGTAAGTATAATATTGGTAAGAAGAAGACTAACTAACAGTCATTAAATACGCTTCCAACTTGAGAACCGAGTGATGATCCTGCTTTCTGTCCTAGAAGCAGTGCCCATCCACCCATCAACCATCCCACATAGGGGATGCTAGCGACCGCTGGGACAGCAACTCCAGCAGCAATAGCACTACCTGCCATTGCACCCTGAGACCGTGCTCCAGCGTCCGCCGCGATACACTCTGCGCTTGCACCTGCTGTCTTTCCCACTTCACCTGTTGCACCCCCTAGGTTGCGAGTACCTTCACGAGTGAACTGATCACGGCGATATTCAGATCTGACTTCAGATCCACCACCAAACAATCCTCTCTTTTCTTTATCAACATCTAGAGACCTTTCGGACTCTAGAATCTTAGGATCGTCAGCACGGAATTCAATCTCATAACCATCCTTACCTGCCTTAATCCTATAAGAAGAATAAGGACCACGGGGCATGTGAAATGTAGGAGGTTGAATCACAGGTTCAGGTTCCTGCCTGAAAACATATCCAAGCAGACCTATGTGTGCTACAACAAATACTCCACCAACTGAAGCGGCGACGATCTTAAGTTTATTCATGATTAG